CAGCACCACAACAAGAAGTGTGGGGGCATTTTCGCTCAATGCCAGAATTTTCCGGTCAAGATGACAACGCTATAGCACAGCGCTTGTATCAAGCAATGCAACGCGAAGAAGCATCCGCTAGGGCGCTTCAGCAGTATCAGTCGATTGTCCCTATCGCCCAAGAGTACCTGACGCACAGACAGGACTACGAAGCGTGGAAGGCGAATCGGAACGCACCACAACAGCCGCAAGCACCAATCGCCGCAGAACCAGTCAAGGAATCTTGGTGGAATCCCCCTGCTCTGAAGGACAGTTACAAGCGTTACCTGACCCGCGACGAGTCCGGTAACGAGATCATTGACCCCAATGCGCCTCTGGATGCCAAAGCGGCGTTGATGGAACATCAAGCGTATCGGTCACAGTTTGCTACGAATTTTCTTGAGAACCCAGAAAAAACACTCGGCCCCATGGTTGAGCGGGTGGCTATTGAAAGAGCGCAAGAAATCGTAGATCAGCGGCTAAGACGCATGAATGACGAGCAATATGTCTCTGGGTTGGAGGCAGAAAATAGAGATTGGCTATACGATAAAGGTGGGAATGTATCTGCGGAGGGGCTTGCAGTCCAGAAATATATTGGAGATGCTAAAACTCTTGGTATTTCTGGGGCGCAAGCTCGCTGGGACTATGCTACTAAGTTAGTCGAGAGGGATTTACTTCTCTCTAACTTGCAGCAAAGCAGACAGCCAGTGCCTCAGTATCAGCAGCAAGCCCCTCCGCAGGTGCAGCAACAAGTTCAACAACAGCCGACAGCAGAGCAAAGTAACATGGAATTCCTGCGACAGCAGGCCATGCGAACCGCAAGCCAGAGGTCTGTTACCACAGGTACTACAGCAAGAGTTCCCCAACGACCTATGACTTTTGAAGAGCGGCTCACGGCAGCAGCAAAACAAGAAGGTCTTTTTTAACTAAAAAGGTAACTAGATTATGGCATCGCCAACGGATTGGTCAAGAGTTATTGCAACAACCATAGTAAACCATCTGCGCGAGACTGAGGAAGCTACCTTCCGTAAGTTCAAAGTGTTCGCTGCGCTTGAGTCAAGCGGCAATGTAACCATGAACCAAAGTGGCCGCGCGATGGATTGGAACGTGAGATATCGCAACAGCCCTGTAACAGGGAACTCAGGCGACACTCCAAGAACCTTCAGCCGTGTTAATATGTGGAAGCGGGCGGAAATCGGGTGGAGGGGATTTACGACCACAGACAGCGTGTACCGTCGGGAAATGCTGGAAAATCGCGGTCAACAGGCACTTGTTGACGTTGCGGGCAAGATGGCAGAGCGTCTCCAAGAGTCGCTTGAACAGCACTTGTCTTATCAGCCTTACCGCGATGGTAACGCCAGCGGTTCGGAGAATGATTTTCACGGGTTGGAATCATTTTTGGCATACACCGGCACGATCAACGAAGCTGGCTCTGGCATCTTCGATCTTCGTACCACTTCCAACACTGGTGACCGCTACGGTTACCCCGATGATAACTACGCTGGTCTCTCGACCAAGCTTGGTTACTACGGTGGTGGGAGGATCGGGACTGGCACGGGAATCTGGCCGAATGTTCCGACTGACCCAGAGGCGGATTTCTATTCTCCCCTGATCATAAATTACAATTCGACTTCCTTTAACAGCGAAACAACGGCTGTTGGTAACTGGAAGAAGAATTGCATTCAAGCCATCCGCGAGGGTGTGCATGGTTGCAAACGTAATGACACGAAAGAAGCACAGATCGACATGGTAGTGCTTGATCGTGCGTTGTATGTTCAGTTCTTGAACCAGTACAACGACAAGGAGCGGATTGCCATCTCCAAGGAAAGCGGCCTCAAGGCAATGGGTTTCACCGATGTAACGACTCTCGATGGATGCGAGATCACATCCGAATACGCTGTACCAACGGGACGCGGATACGGAATGTCGATTGGTAACATGGAGTTGCGTTGCCTCGAAAACCAGTTGATGGTCGCAGAAGGCCCATTTTTCGCGGAAGAAACGCAATCATATCGTTATGCCTGTAGTACGCTTGGTAACTTCAAGTTCAAGTCGCCACGTTCGTTTTTCTCACTTGCCCCAGTCACGGCAGTTGTCTAACTAAGACCACTTCAAGGAGTCTTGTACATGAGTTCCATTTTCTCAGATCCGTTCTTTCGTCGTGGTACTACGCTGCTGAGTGGCGAGGCTATCGACCTTACAGTGGCCGGTCTGCCACTGGCAGGTGGCGAGGTTGTCGGTCAGGTCAAGTGCTTCCAAGATGTGCGGCCAACGGGCATGGGCGAACGCTTTAGCAATCGCCTTGTGTACTGCATTGCAGCACGTTACAAGGGTGCAGACGTTGCTGATGGCACAACGATTGCTGGCACGACCTTCCTGTTCGACCTTGCTGCACCGCTGACGCAGATCACGGCACAGCTTACAACGGCTACGCACATTCAAAGTGCTGCTGTTGGAGTGCTTGACGAGTACCTGTCCGGTGCAGTTCGCACGAACGACATCGTCTGGGTAGTGGTCAAAGGCCCGACCAGCGTCAAGCGAACCGCAGCGGTCATCGGTGTCGGTGTTGCCGTGCAGGCATCCGCGACAGCGGGATCGGTGCTTGCTTGGACAACTGGCATCGCCCTCGGCCAGAACATCGAAGGTGCTGCTACCAGTGCTTCTGTGGGTATGACGCGAGTCAACCTCAACAGCGACGTTCTTTGAGCTTGTACAATTAAAAATCTTACATAACAGCCTGCGGCGTCAAACCCGCAGGCTGTTATAGTTGGTGGCATGGCAACACGAACTTGCGAAATATGCGGCACCGATAAGCCTCTTGACGCAGCCCACTTCCGTTGGAGAGTGGACGGTGACAAGGCTTACTTCACCAAAGAGTGTCGGCTATGCAAGCAGGCGGCAAAGCGACGAAGCGAGGAGAGGAAGAGCGAAAGGCGGAAGCGAGAGCTTGAGGGAGTCGAGAAGGCTGGCGTCGATGTATTCATCCGCCAGACCCAAACCGGCGGGAGTAACATTCCGCACACCGCTGAGTTAGTAGAGCGGGTATTCCAGTATTTCGGTGGTGTAGGGGGATTCTCTGGGGTGCTGGTAAAACAGTACTGGGATAGCCCTGCTGGTGGCTCTGCCCGCAGTCGATTGCTTGAGACAATGGCTAGGCTAGTAACCAAGAACGTCGAGAGCGGTGGTGCCAAGAAGCCTCTGCAACTGTGGAGCGAGGACGAACTAGAGACAGAGTTGACCCAACGTATGGCCGAAGCGGTTGCCCAATTTAAAGGAATTACTATCAATGCCAAAGAAGTCAAGCGGATCGCGCCGCCACCCAAAAGTCGTTCCGCCCCAGTTGCCGCAGCAGAGCGGGATAACACAACATCAAAAAGACTCCTTGAAAGAACTCCAAAGCGAAATTCGCGACAGAAAAGTGGAGTCGCTTCGCCTGTACAAACCGAACCCGAATCAGGAAGCATTCCATCTAACGAAGGCCAGTGAAGTCCTAGTCATCGGTGGCAATCGATCTGGCAAGAGTCTGTGTACCTTTGTGGAGGATGCACGGGCTGTAACCAACCAAGACCCCAGCGGGAAGTACCCGTCAGAGGGCATTCTTGTGGTGGTTGGAAAGGACTGGAAACACATCGGCTTAGTCTGTGTACCTCTCCTTTTCCAAAAGGGTGCCTTTCGTATTATCAAAGACGAAGTCACCAAGGAGTGGAGGGCATACAACCCAGACACAGACGGGCATCGCAAGGTGGAGTCTCGCCCTGCACCACCGCTCATCCCGCCACGGCTAGTCAAGTCCAAGAGTTGGGTGCTAAAGAGCGCCAACTACATGCAGCATGCGGTGCTGCATACAGGGTGGGAGATCCACTTCTTCTCGTCAGAAGGTGAGCCAGTACAGGGTATCGCCGTAGATAGGGTACATATCGACGAAGATATAAACAATGAAAATTGGGTGCCAGAGTTACTAGCCCGCATCGTGGATCGCAAGGGTAAGTTTTGTTGGAGCGCTATGCCACATTCCGCGAATAATGCTTTACTTGGTCTCAAGGAGCGGGCAGACGCAACAGAACAAGCCTTGGGAGATAAGTCAGATATCAGACAGTTCAAGCTCCGCTTCTTGGACAATCCGTTCCTAGATAGCGAAGAGAAGGCTAAGTCGATTACCCGCTGGTCAGCAATTGGTGAAGACGTTCTTAGAATGCGGGCAGAGGGCGATTTCGTCACAGACAGCGTACTGGTCTACCCACACTTTGATATGCGAATCCACGGCATGGATCGGTCAGAACTACCAGACGGGCAGATCCCCCACAGTTGGTGCCGGTATGCAGTGATCGATCCCGGCCATGCCGTCACCGCTGTGCTAATGTGCGCCGTACCACCCAACGAAGACTTCCATCTGGTCTATGACCAACTCTACCTGCGTCAGTGCAACGCCAGTATCTTTGGGGAAGAGTTTGCCAAGCGGGTGCGGGACTGGCATTTCCATGCGTTCATCATCGATGCTCACGGTGGACGGTTACGAGACATTGGATCAGGCCGACTCCCTGTCGAGCAGTACACCGAACAACTGGTCAAGCGGGATATCAGGAGCGAGATCACAGGTTCCAGCTTCCTCGCGGGGTGCGACGATATCTCAGCGCGTACTGAGAGTACCCGTACAGCGATGCACATTCGCCCCCAAGGCACTCCGATGCTTAGGGTGCTGCGGAACTCCTGCCCTGACCTAGAGCGGGAGATGAAGCGTTATCGCAAGCTAGTGAACTACCTTAGTGGGGTAGCTATCGTAACAGACAAGCCGAACACCAAGGGCGAGGTGCATTTATGTCAGTGCCTAGAGTACCTGTGTGCCTACCGACCTCGTTATCACAAGCCCCCACTTCGCGGTGCTGGGCCTGATCCTTGGTGGGTGAAATGGCAGCGTGAAAGGAAAAAGCGACTAGGAGAAGGGGGGCCGGGGTATGTACACTTAGGCCCATCAGGAGGAAAGAACGATGAGTGACTATAAGATGCCGGTTCCCGCAATTGGGGATATTGTCTTGTTCTCAAAGGATTATAGGACTTTTCTGTCTCCTGTAGTCGGATTTGTTATCGCGGAACCCGGTGCTTCGACCATAAGCATTTTGACGTTCACGCCGACTGGATATGCGATGGTGCATAACAGTTGTCATCACAGAGACGATCCCTCGCTTCTGGATGACAATGGCTGGCAGGATTTGGGTGCGTGGGATTTTTCTCCCTCCGCAAAGATCTTGCGCGAATTAACACCGGAGCCACAAAGTGCAAGAAAGCCTACCAAGTAGCAGTCCTCTTCGCCAAATTGCCAGCACTTGGGTAAAGAAGTTAAAGGCGGCAGAGAAGTATAAGAAACCGTTTACTGACGATGCCAAAGAGGCGGGCCAGTTCTATGACGGTGATCAGAACTGGATGTGGAAGGATTCGTATGCGCGTGGAGACAGGGGCTACAACTCCTCGATCTCCCCTCCCTC